GATCAACACCTTCAGTGTTCAACCTCTTATTACGATTGATGATGCTGCAACTAATAGCGTTACTGATTTACTCCGATTAACCCATAGTTCTTCGGGTGTCGTGGCGGGTGGATTCGGAACTGGTGCGAGTTTCTACTTAGAAGACCTGGGTGGAATTGAAGAGCAAGCGAGTATGGATGTAGTACTTGATACCGTAACTGATGGAGCTGAAGATGCAAGTATTATTTTTAAGGAACAGTTGAATGGTGATGTTAGCCAAGTGCTCAAACTCGATGGTGCAAATCAGGCAGTTGTTGTCGGTCAGAATGTAAGCGATGCTGATGGTATTGCAAGTCTCTGGATTTTTCCAGTAACTGCTGATAAGGGTAAGTTGGTTCTTACAGCGACAGCTAATACTGGAGATAGCATTACGACTATCACAAACGCAGCACAGGGTGGAGCTTATACCTATACCATTCCTAATGCAGGTGCAAGCAAGTATTTTGCCATGACTGCAAGTGCAACTGGTGCAACCTTAAGAGCGGATATGACAGAAGAAGCCTTAGCAGTCTATCGCATAGGATTGATGGATTGCAAAGATGCTACCGGACTGCATTTACCTGCTGCTCCCGCTGCTGGAATCTTTGGGATGCTCAATACTGGTTATGGAACTGGCAATCTATGTCTGTTAAGTGAGGGTGCGAACAATGGCACGAAAACTTCTACATTATGTTTCGAGTTTGCATTACCGCCTGAGTATGTAGCAGCTGGTGATGTGAAGGTTCAGACCAATGCGAGTTATGCTGGAGCTGGAACGGTCGGCACTAAGACCTTGGATTGCGAGGCGTATGAGTTGGATGATACTGGGGCTGCTGGTAGCGATATCTGTGCAACGACAATTAAGACATTGACCACTTCACCTGCCGATTATGCTTTCACAATCACAGCGACTGATCTGGTGGCAGGAGATAAGATCATTGTCTTCTTACGGGCTATTATTCAGGAAACTGCTACTGGTGGCGCTTTAACTGTATCGATGGGTAATATAGAAGTTCAATGTGATATCAAAGGCTAAAAAGGAGAAGGAATGAAACCAAAGCTGAAGGCAGTAAAAGAATCACAAGTAATTCAAAGCATGACAATCAAGTGGACTGATGATAATAAAATTCATTATGAAACAGATCCTCCACGTGATTATGCTGCAATGCTTGGATTATTGGTAACGCTTGTTCGTCAGCTTGGTGGCTAAAACATTCGGGACTGTCAGTTTACGCTGGCAGTCCTGAATATTAATTAGGCGGTGAATAAATGGCATATATAGAAAGACATAATGTAGTTGTAACTACTGGCACAGCTACTGGAACTGGATATACTCCTGTAGTAAATGGCTTTGTTCTGGCGATTGTCTATACTAAAGATGATTTTGCCAGTGGAGTAGATTTTACTATTACTGGCGAGACTTCGGGAATTAATATCTGGACTCAGAATAATGTTAATGCGACAGTAACAGTATATCCCCGTAATGCAACCTGTGATACGGCTGGTGTTGCCTCACTTTATGCTGTCGCTGGTGAACCTGTAGAGGATAGGATACCAGTTGCACAGGAGAGAATAAAGATAGCTATTGCAGAGGGTGGTAATGGTAAATCGGGAACGTTCGATCTATACATTGGGGGATAGTATGAGAAAGGTAAAAATGCTTACAACCATGGCAAGTCCTAAAGGTGTTACATTAGTAGGCGGTGAAGTAACTGTCTCAGATGATCAAGCAGATGATCTTGTAAAAGGTAAATATGCTGTTTATGTAGATTCACCAGAGATAGAAGTAAAACCGATTATTATAGAGACCACATCATTTGCGCCAGCAGAAAAAGCTGTATTGCCAAAACCGATTAAGCGAAAGAGATAATGGCGACAATTTTAGTAACACAGGCATTAATCAGTTTAGCAGAGGCAAAAGAACATCTTGAGATAGCGACCGCATATACCACCGATGATAATTTACTTGAGGGTTATATTAATACTGCAACCAACATAATAGAACTTTACTGTAACCGTTATTTTGTGAAGAGATCCGCTGCAAACGTAGAATATCACAGCGTTGATGGTAGTAATAAGATATTTGTTAATTTCGGGCCGATAGATAGTGCTACTGTTTATGATGTCGAGGACAGCGCAACAATTGCCAGCAGTGAATACCACATAAATAAAGCACAGGGTTATATTGAAAAGGATAGCGGAAATTGGACTGATGGAGTTGAGCGTTACAAAATAACATACACTCCTGGAGATTGTACTGCTACTGCTAATGTAACCTATGATGTGAAATTAGCAGCTAAACTTTTAGTTGCAGACTTTTATCGTCATAGAGAAGAGCTCACTTCTGAGTCAATAGGTGATTATCGATACCAAAAAGACAAGGACTTACCATTTGGCATTAAGGGCATTTTATCAACATGGAGGTTGCCGAGGTGAAGGTAAAAATATTAAAGGGTTTTGTTATTCAAAATGGCGGAAAGAGGTATGTAAAAGATGCGATTGAAGAAGTCGATGATAGACTTGCTAATGATCTTATCTCATGGGGTTGTGCTGAAAAATATATAGAGGAAAAGAAAATTGATTGGCCTATTAAACAAAAGTATAACGATAAAATCAAAGACACAGACGAAGGACAGCCAGGGGGGGTTCACCTGGACATGGTCAACGGGGACAGCAGCTAAAAGCAGGTTAAGACAGCGTAACGTCAAGGAGCTCTCGACCGCTGATAGGAATGCTGAAATTGGCGATTATGTTCTCTATGTCTTAAAACATGTATCGATTGTGCGAGGCAATCAGGTTATCTATGGTTCAAGGACTTTCGATGTCATAGCGGTCAATGATCCGCATGAGATGGGAGATCACAAGGAAATCTGGCTAAAAGAAATTAAATGAAGAATGTAAAATTCGACAGCAAACCATTAATGAAAATATTGCATGAAAAACTAAAGGCGGGATTTACAGATGCTGCTGCATTTGCGGCAGAAAAAGCCAAGGAGTCCGCTCCTGTCAGGACTGGCAAGTTGAAGAAAAAACATATCAAGTCAAAAGTCATAGCCAAGAAATTAATGGATGTTAGAGGATATGTCTTGACTAGTATATTTTATGGTAGGATGCAGGAACTTGGCACATCAAAGATGGCAGCACAACCGTTTCTAAGACCCGCAGTTGAAAATAATAAACCAGAAATAATGAGAAGGATCGCTGGTGGGTAGCATATCGATTGGATTTTTCAATAGAATGAATGACGACAAAACATTAACAGATCAACTTTCAGTCTATAACACTAAACCTGCAATCTTCACAACCGATCCTGCACCACTAGATGCAGTCCTGCCTTATATTGTCTGTCCTCCAGGTTATAGTGATCTACCCTTTGATACCTTCTCGACACAAGGTCGGGAAATAGTAAGGGATATAAGATGTTATGCACCTAAGACTGGTTCAGTTGCAGCAGTAGAGGCAATAGCAGAGCGGGTAAGAACATTGTTTCACCGTTCAACGATTTCAGTTACTGGATATGCGCTGGTCAGGTGTTGGGTCGATAATATTCTCTTTGGGCCAGAAGAAATAGATGCATATGGTTTGATAGTTACGGTAAGGGTTCATTTAGAAGCTGTGTAATTTTTAGATAATAAATTAATAGTTTTTTTAAGGTACTCCATTTCGGGGTGCTTTTTTATTTGTAAATAAAGGAGTGAAAATGAAACTTAAGTCAGGTACAAAATTCAAGGGTGTATTTGAAATTGAGATATTCGATAAGGCAGGTGGCAGGTTAATATCAAAGTCAAGGGCTGAAAATATCATAACAGATGAAGGTTTAAATAGGGTACTAAACGTTATGTTTCATGCTACTACTCAAACCACAACATGGTATTGTGAATTATTTGAGAATGATTTTACACCAGATGGTGATGAGACCTATGATGTTCCTGCATATACAATATGCACATCCTATGATGAAGAAACAAGACCTGCTTATGTTGAAGCTATAAGCTCAGCCAAATCTACTACCAACTCAGCAGATAAGGCAGTATTTACAATGAATGCCACTAAGACCTTATATGGTGCCGCTCTTGTCAGTTTAAACACAAAAAATGACCATACGGCAGGTAATGACAATGTTCTATTCTGTGCAGGCAGATTTACAGCGGCTCAGCCAGTAATAGCTGCTAATGTTGTCAATCTTACCTATACAATTACAGCAGCCGATGCGGGATAATAAGAAATAAATGCCGATAGAATTTATAGAAAAACGGGGCGAGACTTACAAGGTATTTTCGCTTGGCAATAATCGATATAGATATGAGGCATATTGCAAACCCATTCATTATAAAGATGATTGGGTTAATGGTTCATTTCTTGATATTGATGAAAAATCCAAAGTAGAATATTCGACCTATACTTATTACGACAAATTGCCCTATAAGTTAAAAGTATATAAGAATAAAATTGGTTATGAAGTTGAAAGTAAGCGAACAGGCGATAAATATACTATCGAACTTGATAGATTAAATAATTTATCACTTACCAACTCCACAATAAAAACTATCCTTGCCGATAAAAGTATTCTTGAATTCGCTTTTAGGATAAATTCATCGGGCGTTGGATTATGGAAATACTTAAAAACAAGTTTAGCTCCTAAGACATTTAGATGGAGGGTAACTGAACTTGCAAAACCGCTCTTTGACAACACACTTGGTGCATTAAATTTTAAATACGATGTAACAGCACACGATATTTTAGACGAGAAGCAGATCACAGCAATCACAACCAAGAAAACAGTAATAAACAGCACTTCATTTTATTGGGAAGAGATTGCCCCCAAGACAGGTATATCAATAGATACAGATGTTCAATATTACTCATCGACTAATGATGGGTATGTTGGGAATTACGGCGATGATACCTGGACAAATATAAGAAATGGAACAAGTGGTGACAAAGATATTAATAATACCGCACTATTTGTGGATATTACACTATATGCTTACAGTCTTACTGCTTTTACAATAGAAAGAGCTTTTCTTGATTTTGATACATCTGATGTTCCCATTGGTGCAACAATAGTTACAGCCAGTCTAAATCTATATGTTTATTGGGATGCGGGATATGGTGATGCTATATGTGCAATGAAAGGAACTCAGGCTCTACCAATAAGCACATCAGATTATAATAGTTTTACAGGGGATTCTTATGGTTCAATAATACCCATCCTTGACCAATATAATGCCATTAATTTTAATTCACAGGGTAAATTAGATATTGTAAAGGGCGGAACTACAAAAATATGTGTCAGGGAATATGATTATGAGTATTCAAACATTCAACCCGAAGCAGATAGTTGGCGTGAGTTTGGTTTTCGTTCAGCAGAATCCGATTATACCCCAAGTCGAGACCCATATCTTGCAATAACATATACAGAAGGTGCTTTTGAGTTATCTATTACTGACGATATGAAAATTGGTGATAGTCGAACTGGACTTATGACATCGGTAATATCTAAAACCGATGGTATTAAAGTTGGTACTACTCGATCAGCAACTATGACAGCAAGTTTATTGCGTATTGATGGAATTAAGCCTGGCTCTTCTACAAATAACTTAGGGACAATGACACCTTCGATTATAAGCGGACTTAAAATAGGTGATATAAAAAGTCTTTTAAGTGTGCTTAGTAGAGCTGATGGTATTAAGTTAAGCGATATTAAATTGGCCTTAATGACAGCTGAATTGTTAAAGACTTCTGGATTTAAAATCGGTGATACCCGCTCGGAGTCAATGGCAGCAAGTCCAGTACGGACAGACGGGATTAAATTAAGTGATATAAGAACACTTATAGCCTTAATGAATTTATTGAAAACTGATGGTGTAAAGATTGACGAAACCATTTTAGAAACTATGACTACCGACATAATACGCAGCGACGGGATTAAGTTAGGCGATATCAAGGTAATTACAGCCTTAGCCCAACTTTTAAGGACTGATGGAGTTAATTTAGATGATACCGCCCTTGAAGATTTAATTGCCAGCCTGTTTCGCAGCGATAGTTTAGAAATTGACGATACTGCATCCGAACTGGCGAATATAGATGTATTATCGGTAGATGGCTTAAAAATTGGCGATTTAACGAATTTATTAAGAATTATACTTTTTAGTCTTACAGATGAGGTAAAACTGGGTGATACAAAAGCAATCTCAATGCTTGCCCAATTACTAAAATCTGATAATTTGAAATTAGCAGATAATGGCATAGTTTCAATGCTTGCCGATTTATTGTCTGTCAATGGTATCAAATTAAGTGATGAAACGATACTTGATTTAATATCAGCAATTCTCTTGTCATTGATTGATAGTTTAAAGGTTGGCGATAGCAAAGAAGTTTCAATGGCTTCTACTGTGGCATCAGTAGATGGCTTAAAGATAAGCGAAACAACGCTTGCCGATATGATCGCTGTGGTATCAAGAACTGACGGCACAAAACTTGGTGATACTGCTGCAATTTTAAGGATAGTATTGTTTTTAGTCTCTGATGGCTTCAGGATCGGAGATAGTACATTGGTTACAATGCTGGCTGATTTACTAAAAGCCGATGGTGTAGAACTTATCGATACAACGCTCGCATCCATGCTTGCCGATATCGCAAAGACTGATGGCATAAAATTGAGCGACAGCACGATAATAGATTTAATTGCAGTAATTCTATTGTCGGTAATTGATGGATTGAAAATAGCGGATAGTCGAGCGGCGTCAATGTCGGCTCAAACTATAAGGACTGATAGTTGGGTATTTGACGATAATCCAATAGCTTCGATGTTATCGAGTCTATCAAGGATTGATGGATTTAAATTAGACGATAATATTTTAGTTAATGTTATTGCAGCATATTTCTTATCTATAATCGATGGCATTAAATTAGCCGATAGTAAGTCTGTTGAAATGTCAGTGCAACTTGCAAAAGTAGAGGGCATTAAGATAGGCGATATTCCAATTGCTGATATGCTGGCAACACTGGCCAGAATTGACGGAATAAGTTTAAGCGATTTACCTGAAGGTGCACTGCAAAGAATAATTGAATTTATAGCTCGGCTTATGGCTCGCAGTCTAATAGCACAATTTAATAACAGATCGCTTGCAATTAGTACAAGAAATAAGGATTTAACTGTTGGATTATCAAATAGAAGTATACAGTTAAATGTTATAGATAAAGATAAGACTGTAAAGATGAGGTTAAAATAAATGGCCGATTTAACAATAGCACAAAATGACAAGGGATTTTATTTACTCTTTACCATAAAAGACTCGGTTGGTAATGCCTATAATCTGACAGATTACACAATTAAACTTAAAGTTTGGCAAGTAAACAAAGCAAGTACTTTAATAGTAGAAGGGACTTGTAGTATTGTCATTCCTGCCACTAATGGTATTTGTAAATATCTTGTAACAGCAAATGATTTTAAAACTATAGATGAAAATTATTCTGCTGAACTGGAATTAACAAAAAGCGGAGTTATTGAAAGTACAGAGAAATTTACAATAGAAGTAAAGGAAAGTGCATAATATTATTTTAAAATCATAATAATTTAAAACTTAATATAAAAATAGAGAAGCACTCTTTTCGAGTGCTTTTTTTATTTCAAACAAAGGAGGAAAAAATGACCACATATGTTGGTTATTCGGGAAATGTCAAAATAGGCACATACGCAGTAGGTGAAGTTGATCACTGGACACTCGACACTGCAAGCGACATGCTGGAGATTACAGACTTCGAATCAAGCGGAAATAGGGAATACACTCCAGGACTCTTTGGTTGGTCAGGTTCTCTGTCTGGTAGATGGGATATGGCTGATGCTCGGCAGTTAGCTATCCAGAGCGCACATACGGGAAGGACAACCATAGCTATCATTCTCAAAACAAGTTCTGCCTTGAATTACAATGGGACTTGTTATATCGAGAGCCTGAGTTCTGATGTCGCTGTAGATGGTATGGCTGAGGTAACAATCAACTTCAGAGGTTCTGGCGGACTTAATTACTCAACCTCATAAGGAGAAATAATGTCAACGAATAAAGGATATTTAGGTGCTGTATATATGCAGACAGGCTCGGCTACTACTTTTACAACTGAAGCCTGTACACGTGTAACAGCGACCAGATACCAAATCACAGCTACAGCAAAGCAATACTGGGATAAGGCGACGACTCCATCGGTTTTTGTTGATGCTTCTCCAGTTACTAATGTCAGCTTTGAATACCTTGGCGGTTATATTGTCTTCACAGAAGACCCCGGTATAGGGACAGCAGTAACGGTTACAGGAAAATATTATACAGTCTCACAGGTAGCGGGTTTCTTTGATTGGTCGCTTGAGATGTCAGCGGATATGCTTGAAGTAACAGACCTTGGCGATGCAGACAGGGAATATGTGCCAGGATTATTGGGTTATAGTTGCACAGCTAACTGGTTCTGGGGTGATTCTACATTCTTTGAGAATCTCAGCGATAATGTGATAGTTGTTTGTTATGTCGATGCGACTAAACGCTATGAATTTTTCGCCAGATCATCGGGTGTCTCAACAGATAC